TTAAGAAATTAAGAATTTCGGGTAATTAATCTAACAAATTAATTACTAGACTTCTCTTCGTTAGAAGAAATATAAGTCTAAATGGCGGTCATACATGTTAACATCATTACGTTAGCATGCATTATGATTAGCCAATTATTATTATTAAAATAATAATAATAAAGGACTGGAATCGCCACAGAAAAGGATTCTAAAATTATTGTCAAACACAAATTATGAAAATACTTTTAAAAATTAAAATATTAACAAGGTTAATTAAGTTAATTTTTAACTTGGATTCTCATAAAGCTGTTAAACAATACATTTTACTTTTTGAGACTATCAGAAGTAAATCTGGAATAAAATATGCAATAAGATATTTTAAGATATCTAAATTACATATTACTAGATATATTTCTGGTAACCCCTTAAAGCAAAATGAAGAAGGAGTTTCTCTTGATAAAGATTATTTTCCTAAGAGATTAAACTTACTTAAGGCATTAATTGATAGTGGAGATCTTAAAGTTGTTTTAACAATTTTAGGATATACAAGATCAATTATGCCTACAAGAAAGGAATCGTTAACTATAAAAGCTAACTTTTCATCGATAACTGACCCTTATAAAGGAAAGGAATATACAATTCCTGCTTCTTTTATTAAGGATTTTGTTAAAAATTTTAATCTCTTATCAGATAATCCTGTATATTCAGATAAAGATCATTATGTGAGTATGAAAGGTAGTCCAAATGGACCATCTACATATTCATCATTATGATCAATGATTTATCTTAGTTATCCACAACTAGATTACATATGTAAAATAGTTGGGGATTACTTCGATAAGTTATCTGAATTATATACCTTTTCATGAAAGCAGGGTGATAAACTAGATAGAACTTTACGTTCTTCTGGTAAATTATCCATTATTAAAGATCCTGAATTAAAGTTACGAGTAATTGCAATGTTAGATTATACATCACAATTTACTCTTCGTCCTATTCATGAAAATATTCTTAATAAATTAAGAAACTTTCCATGTGATAGAACCTTTACTCAAGATCCTTATCATTCATGAAAAGATAATCAAGAGAAATTCTTTTCTTTAGACTTATCTAGTGCAACTGATAGATTCCCAATTGAGTTGCAAACAAAATTATTAATGTATATTTACAAAAATAATTATGTTTTAGCCCAATCCTGAAAATCCCTATTAATAAATAGGAATTATCAGATATTGGACCAACCAAATGAATATGTTAGATATTCAGTTGGTCAACCAATGGGGGCCTACAGTTCCTGAGCAGTCTTTACCATTACACATCATCTTGTTGTGCAATATGCCGCATATTTATGTGGTCATATTACATTTAATGATTATATATTATTAGGTGACGATATTGTTATAAAAGACAATAGAGTTGCCAATAAATATATAACATTAATGACAAGATGAGGTGTTGATATATCCAAAACAAAAACACATGTATCATATGATACATATGAATTTGCTAAAAGATGAATCAAAAATGGTAAGGAAATAACAGGTTTACCATTAAAGGGGTTATTTCAAAATTGAAATAATCCCTTTATTGCCTATACAGAGATTTACTCATATTTGAGTAAAATTTCTGTTGGACATGGTAATACATTAGATCTAGTAGCTAAGTTGTATGATAAATTACCTTATAAACTCAAAGGAAAAGTGAGAAATCACTCTTCCCGAAAAGTTTATAATTTATTATATGACTTCCATTTTAGTATGAAATACTCATTTGGGAATCTTACCTATGATGAATTTAGAAATTACATCATGGGCAAGAACCCTTATGAAAGTTTCATCATGCCACCAGTAGACCTATTTCCTTCATATATGAAGGAGATACTATCTGATGGACTAAAGATGGAAGCTGCTAAAGTTTCCTCTGAAATCTTAAGACAATATGATATCTTCAAATCTAAATTTGAGGATTCATACGATCTTAATGATTTATCAGTGTGACCTCTATTGCATGGATTCAAAAATCATTTATTAAATCTTAAAGATGTAATAAAAGATTATGAAGATGACTCAATTTCTTTAATTGATTCATCACAAGCTATGAGGTTAAATAATTTTGACAAAATTATATCACAGTTCAGAAATAAATCTGATACTATGATTAATGTTGGAAAATTATGGAAAAAGTCTATATCTTTAGCACTTATAGAACCAACTGAATTAGATCTATATAATCCTAAATATTACGGAATTACCCGTAGTGCTTGGGATTATGCAATAGATACTAATTTAGACTTTGTTGCTAATAAATTTGATATTATTATCAACAAAGGGTTAAAAACTAATGAAGAATCTCAATCAAACTCTTGAGAGAGAATGAAAGAGATATTCAAACTTAATTAACCTGATCCTTTGGATCCGAAATTCTTAATATACTTAAC